CGTTGAAGGCGCGGTCGGCGTCGTACTTGAGCGCAGCGCGGGTCATGTCCTGCGCCCAGCCGAACGCCATGGCATGGACCTGGACCGTCTCGATCGTGTTGCGGAGAGCCCCGGATCCCGGCAGCCAGCTCCGAATCCCCTTGGTGCCGAGCGGATAGGCCAGGTAGCGGTTCTTGAACATGGTCTCCACCGGCCCGTAGAGCGCCATCAGGGCGTTACTGCCGAGGTTCATCCTGATCTGAGTGTTCAGGCTGGCGAGCTGCGAATCCTTGACGAACGCATTGCCCAGCTTCAGGTGGATGTTCAACCAGTCCGGGTCGTCCAGCTTCTTCTTCGGATCGACGCCATCGAGCTTGGTCGCGGCGATCACCTTCCTCAGTGTGAGCTGGCCGGCCGGGCCATCATCCACGGCACGCATGACCGCGCCGATCTGTTCATCGACACTCACATCGTCGGGGGTGAGCGCGATTGCCTCACGGAACTCGGGCGTGTCAATGAAGCGTTCCGGCAGATCCTCGGCCGCGTCGTCGATGAAGTCGGGGAGGGTGGCATCCCCCATGTCGTCCTGCAGGCTGCGGAGCGCCTGGGCGGTGCGGCGGCGGGCAAAAGCGAAGTGCCGTTCACCAACCAATGCCAGCTTGTAGCCGCTGAACGCCTGCCGCTTCAGGTCTTCCGGCACCCTGGAGCCCGGCACGGCCTCCATCAGGTCCGCCATCCGCTCCACGGCGGCTAGGTATTGGTGCTTCGTGCGATCAGCGAACAGGCGGACCCGCGCCATCTTTTCCACCAAGCCGTTGAAGCCGGCCGCATCGGTGGAAGCCCTGGCCATGGCGCTGTCCACGGTGACGCCGAACTCCGCGTAGGCCCGGCCGAGGATCTGCGCCAGCTCCTCCTTCCCGTAGACCTGGGTGATGAAGGCCATGTCGTCGGGGGCCACTCGATCAAGGTCGAGGCCCAGTGCTTCTGCCAGGCGGGCGTAGCCGATCACGGTGTCGGCGTCCGTCTCGCGGAGGATCCGGTCGTAGTTCTGGAACTTCTGCTCAGCGCCGACCGGCCGGGCCAGCTCGTCGATGCCGCGATCGACGATGGCCTTCACCTCGTCGGAGTCCATCCGGCCGGCGATCTCCTGGTAGCCGCGAGTCACATCGGCCGGGTCAATCTCGCGCAGCGTGCCATCCTTCGCCGGCAGCACCACCCGGTTGCCGATGTCAGAGGCGGTGTACTGGCCGGCGGCCCGCAGCGCCCGCTCACGCTCAGCGACCCGATCGGCCAGTTCCTTGTTCTGCTGCTGCAGATCCTGGATCTGCTTGAAGATGTCGTCGCAGTTGTTGCTCACTGGCAGCCCTCCCTGATGGCGCGGACGCGCAGCGCATCCATGGCTGCAGCGTTGCCGCTGATTTGCTTGCTGTCCAGTTCGTCCAGGATCCGGTTCATGTTCTTCAGGAAGCCTTTGCGGCGGGTGTCCATCTTCTCGATCCGTTCTGGCAGGCCAGTGTCCACCACCTTCTGATAGTTCTCCTCGATCTGATCGAGCCCCTTGGCGAACTGGAGCAGCTGCTGCCGGCGGCGCTTGCTGTCGGCGGTGTTCGCCATCTCCAGACCGTTGACCAGCTCCACGAACGAACGCGGTGTCGGATCGGTGCCCTGCAGCTGCTGGCGGATCGTTTCCGTCGCGGCGGCGGTGCGCTCGTTGATCACCGGGCCGCCGGCGGCAGCAGCATCGCTGGCGGGCAGTGCCCGGACCCGTGGCCCTGGCGGCTGCAGCGCCTGGCGGCCGGCGTCGGTCAGCTGGAAGGTGGCGTCCTCGCCTCTGGCGATCCAGCCCTTCCGCTCGGCGGCCTGCAGCGTGGACTGCCGCACGCCGGTCAGGTCGCCATCACCGGCCAGTGCTTCGAGCAGCCGCCGCTGCGGGATCGACGGGGCTTTCGGTGCATCACCAGCCAGCTCGGCCACGTTCGCCTTGATGCCCTGCAGGCTTTCGCCGATCCCCCGGTAGAGGCGGGCGTCGCTCTCTGCCATCGCCTTCATGGTGTCGCGCAGCACGTCGGCGATCTTCGGCCCGGTCGGCTGGTCGGGAATGACGGTGGTGGGCAGCACGTCACCATCCGGCCGAGGCTCCAGGCCCAGCACCAGCCTGATCTCATTGTCGGTGGAGCCCTTCTGCTTCATCGCAGCGGCCAGCTGGGACTGATCGAGCAGCTGCCGGGTGAGCTTGAGTTGCGCGGCCCGCTCGGCGGCCAGGGCCTGATCCACCGCATCACCGCTGCCCAGTTTGACGGTGAGTTCCTCCACCTTCCGTGGGCTCGGCGGTTCGTTGATCCGGCGAGGATCGAACCACTTGCCGCCGAACGATTCCGGCGCCAGCTCGTAGAGGCCCATCAGCTGGTTTGCTTCGCCGTCGCCGATCTGCTCGGGTTCGATCAGCTTCGGTGTGCCGGTGTCCCAGTCCTCGGTCAGGCCCAGCGCCTTCTTTTCCTCGAACGTCTTGGCCTCGTAGCCGTAGGCGTCCCGCAGGGCATCCTCGGTGTCCTGCCGGGTCATGGCGTCCTGGAGCCGGTAGTCGTCCGCCAGGCGGATCTCATCGGCCAGGGCCTGAGCGCCTTTGCTGCCGGGCACGATGCCGCCATTCCTCAGGATGTCCTCGGCGGCTTCGAGCGGTGTCACCAGCGGCGGCTCAGGCAGGATCGGCTCAGGGGTGGCCGGCGGCCGGATCTCGCCCTGCGCGGCGGCACGCTGGAGCAGATCAGCCTGCAGCTGCGCTCGCTGCTCGGCCGGCATGGTGACAACCGCTGGAGGCTCGGCCACCTTCACCGGCACGTCTTCGGCGGGCTGGAGGCGGCCGGCAGCGGCAAACATGTCTTCCTGGAGCACGTCGGTAGCGGGCTTCACCTCCTGGCCCATCAGCTCCTTCAGCACAGCGGCCAAGCGGTTCTTGATCCCGTTCGCCACGTCGCCGGGGCGCTGGCCCTGGGCCACCAGCGCCGCGCCCTCGTTCAGCAGGTCGGACACCGGGCCAGACAGCAGCTTCTGCTCGTCAAGCAGCCGGAGGGCGCGGTTGGCCTCAGTGCTGATCGCCTCGGCTCCCACCTTGTCGATCACGTTGCCGGCGTCGGTGAGGCGGCCGGCGTTCTTCGCCGTGGTGCTGAATACCTTGCGATCCCGCAGCAGCGCCTCCTTCACCGCTGCCGTAACCCTGGCTTTGGAGATCATCCCCTGGTCGTATTCGTACCCGGTCGGCAGCTCTCCCTGGCGGGCTTCCACCGTGGGCGCGGCTTCTCCCATCGTCACCAGCTCGCGCAGCTCGCTCTCCTTGAGGTCGGGGTTCTTGACCACCTCGGCGAAGGCGGTCCGCATCCTTTCCGGTGACAGGCTCGTGTCGCCGATGATCACCGCCTTCCGCAGCGGCAGCCGGCCGTCCACGGCGGCCTGGAACAGATCATCCGGCAGGCGGCTCAGCGCCAGGCCCTGCCGTCCGAGGCCAGAGCTGAGCGGGATGCCGGCCGCCTCAAGCTGGGCCGGATCGGTCATGCCCGTCTCGCGGATGAACTTCGCCGCATCGAAGGCAGTGCCGTCACCTTTGGCGATGTTGCTGAGTGCTCCCTGAGCCCTGGCTGCGCCGGCATTGGGGGCGAACAGCTCAGTGGTCGGGACGCTCTTGATCCCCAGCCGCTTCGCCAGGGCCAGGCGGTTGTGACCATCGACCACTTTCATGCGGCCGTCTGCCGGATCGCGCCAGACCAGCAGGTTCCCCTCGGCATAGGGGTTCCACTTCCCGACCCCTTCGAGGCTGTTGCCGGCCTGCTGGCCCAGTTCGTCCACGTTCTGCTTGAACTGGAACCGCGCCGGCTCCGCGTCGATCTCGTTGGCCAGCGCCCAGTCCTGCGTCAGCCGGTTCGGGATCACCGTCTCGCCCGCATCGGACAGATCGCGGATTCCGCCGAGGATGTCGCCCTTGCTCAGCTCCTCCCATTCCTTGCCGGTGCGGGAGAAGATCCGGGCGTAGAGGTCCGGGCTGTTCTCCGGGTGGGCCAGGGCCTTGAGCTTGTCGGCGTTCAGTGAGTCGATGTTCACGGACCACGGCTCAAGCCGTGCGCCGGTCGGCCCCTCGAAGCCGTCCATGAACAGCTCACTCAGCGCCGAGGTGGGCGCCGTCACGGTGTCGGTGCGGAGGCGGGGGTCAATGATCGGTTCCGGCCGGCCCTCCAGGGCCTGCGCGATCTGCGGCACCACCGGGCCATCGGTGGCCGCGATCCGGGTCAGCTGGTCGTCGTCCAGGTCGTCCACCAGCGGCACGATCACATCGGCCTCGGGAAGCGCCGGATCGAGCTCGTCGAGCGTGTCGGCACCATCGGCCCACGGATCAGCGGCGGCAGCACGCGCCGGGGCGGGGCCGGCGGGGATGCCACCGGCCATACCGTCGCCGGTCCACGGATCGAGGACCGGGTCGGATGGCGGGCGGACAGGCGACTGCTTCCGGCCATAGAGAGCAGCGTTGGCGGCCTCGTCCAGCTGGGCCTGGTCAAGCGCCGGCAGGCGCACGCCTGGGGCGGGCGGCGGCTCCGGCTCCGGCGCGGACTTCGCCAGCCACTCCTGGTAGCGGGCATAGTCCTGGCTCTGTTCCAGGTAGTTCGGCCCGGTCTGCCGGACACCCATCGGCCGGAATGGCAGCTGCTGGGCCCGCAGCTTCTCGATCTGCGCCTGGTTGGCGGCGATCTGCGCCCGCATCGCAGCGACATCTCCCCCCGGCTGCTGGCCGCTGATCAGGGCCTCCATCTGGTCGTTCGCTTCCTTGAGCGTCCGAGGTTTCTCCGCTGCCTGCTCGGTGAACCGGAAGCCGCTGTCGGTCTTCTCGATCAGCCCCTGGTCGATCAGCCGCTGCCGGGCGGACGTGACACCCTCCACTGCCTTGCCAGCCTTGATCCGGCGGGCGGTGTTGACGAGGGAGCCCATCACTCCCAGCGCTGCGCCGGGCAGTGCGTTCGGGATGAGTGACTTGTTGGCGGCGTCGATCCAGTCGTCCTGCCCGACCTTCACAGCACCGGGGAGCTTGAACCCGCCGAGGGTGTTGATCAGGTTGATCAGGTTGCCGCCCGTGTTGTCGTCGAAGTAGTTGCTGATCAGCTCGCCGACCGCATAGGTGCGGCCCAGCGCTGCCACCTTCCCGGCCGCGCCGGCCGCCTGAGCGATGCCGCCGGCACCGCCGGTCAGGGCAGAGGCTCCCACATTGAGCGCCACCGATCGGCGCACCTGGTCCCCCATCAGCTCGTTGGGGTTCATCTCTGAGGGCTTCTTCGAGCCGAACGCGCCATAGAGCGCATCGACCCACCCTTCCCGCGCCTGGCCGAATCCCGTGCGGCCCGGATCGGCCTTCGGCTGTTTCAAGACGTGCCGCTGATAGAGCGCCTCGCCGAACTTGAGCATGTTGTCGCCCGCGCCCAGTGCACCCAGCGCAACGTCCTTCGATCGCGGGAGCAGGTTCATCGCCTGGGCAGTCGCCACGGCCGCCTGCGCGGGTGTGCGGGGAAGCTGCTTCTGCGCTTCCTTCACCATGGCGCCACCCGCCACTGGCACCGCACGGGCAGCAGCACCAACAGCACGACGGCTCAGGTTCGCCGGGGCCTTGAGTGGGTCGCGCCGGATCTGCTTGATCTCGTAGGCCAGGTTGTTCTGCAGCTGCTCCAGGAAGCCCTTGGGCTTCGGCCGTGGCCGTGGCTTCGGCTTGGACGGTGCTGCCACCGCGCCACCTTCCGGCACCGTTGGCAGCAGCTCATCGGAGGAAGCGGAGCCGACGACTTGCCAGCGACCGTTGACCTGACGGAACTCCTGGGGCATCAGGGCCTCCCGCTCTGGTTCGGATCAAGCCGCAGCCGAATCCGTCCCACGCCGCCATCCAGCGAACCCTTGAGCTTTCGATAGGCCACGGGCGACAGATCGAGCACCCGATCCCTCGGGGCAGTCTTCGATCCACCCATCTGCCCGGTGTCGTTGACCCACACCCTTGCGGTCCTCCCCGTGTCGAGACTCTCCACGATTACCCAGCGGTTGAGGAACCGATCCCGCAGCCCCCATTGAACCGCTGCGGTCATCTTCTTGCCCGTGAAAATCTCGCCGTTCGCAGTGCTGCCGCCGAGGCTGCCGTCACTCCCGCCGCTGCCGGTGTAGTAGGTGACATCACCCACCAGATCACCGCCGACCCACTTGTGGGAATCGCCCACCTTCCCGTAACCGCGCATCACCGCCACCCGGTTGCTGCTGCGGTTGCGGGAGGCATAGAAGTTGTCGATCTCGCGCAGCACCTCCCGATGGCGGGAGGTCGGAACAGGAACGTCGAACGAACTGCCGTTGTAGTGGCCTGGGTCTTTGTGGCCGCCGACCCGCCCCCACGGCTTGAACTCCGTGATCGGATAGCCCTTCGCTTTCAGGTGCCGGGCCAGGGCCATCGCGTCCTTCTGGTCGTAGGCGCCGTGGTGGACGTGATCATTCCCCACGCCATGGTCGGCGTCATAGCTCGGGTGGCCCTTGATGCCGGTGAGTGTCTGCGTCCTGCGGTCCCGGCTGTAGCCGTTGGGCAGCACGCCGACATAGCTGCCGCCGCCAGTGAAGACACTCGGCACGGGCGAGGACATGCCAGCGGTCCGGGGTGCGAACCGCAGCCGGGCCGGCTGGCCCTGCGCCATGGCCGGGCCTGATCCGGTGACAGCGTTGAGAAACCAGTTACCGGCGGAGGCAATCAGCTGGCTGTTGATGATCTTGCTGCCGGCACTCTCGATCGTTCGGCTGATCGCCTGCGGCCCCTTCGTGTCGCGCAGCAGCTTCTGCCGTGCCGGCTCGGGGATCTTGATGCTCGGATAGGCGCCGGCCTGGCGCAGCAGGAACTGGCCCACGGTGAGCCCTGCATCCTTCGCGGCACGCTGCACGGCGTTCGATGGCCGGCCACCGTTGAGCACCCGCCCGATCTCGGTCACGGTGCTGTCGTTGTCCAGGACTGGGCTGCCGTCCTTCAACCGCTGAGAGCGGTTGGGAATGTTGTCGAGCTGGCCGGATGGGAACACCGATGCCGGTGCGATTGCTCGCCCTGGCGGCGGCTTGGCAGCAGCACCGCCGGCCCCCGGCGCGATCGGCGGCTGCGGCTTGGCACCGCTGACGGATGGCACGCCGCTCACCGCAGAGCCGGGGAACAGCGTCTTGAACCCCTCCTTGTCCTTGGTGCCGTACTCGTTGACCGCATCGGTCGTGACGCGGGTGATCTCGCTGGCGGTGAGTGCTGCGCCCTTCGCCTTGCGGGCCTCGCCGAGGCGGGCGTAGACGTGGCCCCGCAGGGCGGACAGCTGGAGCTGGGCGGAGCGGGCCACGTTCGCATCACCGAACGCCAGCATGTCGGTGATGTTCGCCCCCCGCAGCGCCGCCTCGGTCGCGGTGCCGGGGTAGTTGAGACGCAGGTTGGCCTTGATCTTGGCGTCGATGATCGGCTGGGTCAGTGCCAGCGGGGCGTCGTCTGCCTGCTCCTGGAACCGGCGGAAGATGGTCCCGAACCGCTTGTCGTACTCAGCCCGCTGCTCCGGTGCGACGGTGGCCCGTAGCCGGTCGAACATGTCCCGCGCTTCGGCCGGGTTCCACTGCGAGATGTCGAGTGCTTCCATCTCGCCAAGGAAGCCATCCATGCCGCCGGGATCGAAAGCTCGCGCTGCGATGTTGTCGATCGCCTTGCTGGACCGCTCGGCCATTTCCAGCAGGCTCAGCGAATCCAGGCCGGCGCGGCTGTGCTTGTCCAGCCAGCCCTGGATCGCAGCGCTGCGCTCTGGCCCGTCCTCCAGGCTGGACGTGATGTTGATGAGTTCGGCGCTGGCGGCCTGCATCGCCGTCTCCTGCGCCCTGGCCTTCTCCTCGTAGGTGATCTTCGAGAACTTGGAATACGTCTCGAGCATGTCCGGCCCGTAGAGAGCTCCCATCGGGATGCGCCGGCCATCAGGGCCTGGGTCGCCATCGGCCTTGCCGAGCAGCTGCATCAGTTCCGAATCCAGCCCGACGCCGGCCTGGGCGGCCACGGCTTCGGATGCCTTCACCCGCAGCTGCGCGGCGATCCCCGGCTGCATGGACTGGGCCACCATGTCGTCGAGGTCTTTGCTCATGAGGATGCTGAGCCCCCGCTGCCAGCCCTCCGGGTCGGTCGCCAGCGCTGCGGAGCGCTTCGTCGGCGCTCCGCTGGGGCTGAACTCGGTCCACTCCACCACGCCTGTCTGCCGGGCCTGCTGGTAGCGGCCGACGATCAGCGCCGCAGCAGTGCGGGGCAGCATGTCGGCCAGGTACTTCTGGCGGCTCCCACGGTGCAGCTGTGTGACCTGATCCCAGCCCTGGTTGATCTCGGGTAGGACGTAATCCAGGAATCCCGGCGTGGCCTCGTTGAGCTGGTATTTCTGCAGCAGCTCATTCACCGCCGACACCTTGGCCTTGGTGATCTCCGGGTCGCTCACGTCCAGGAGGTGAGCGTTGGGGATCGCCTCGTACTTGCTGCGGATCAGTGCCTGGGCCTCAGTCGCTGCGACCCGTGACATCTGGTTTTGGAACCCGGCCGTCTGGAACGGGTTGAGCTGGGCCATCAGCTGGCCCATCGCCGGATCCTTCCGGGTCAGGCTGCGCGTCTCCTGCGCGTATTCCAGCGACGACTGCTCCCGCTGCTGGTTCGCCAGGATCTGGGCACGCACCGCCAGGTTGCGCCCCTTCTCGTACTCGCCTTTGGCGTACTGATCCATGCCCTCGGCAGCCAGCGTGGTGAGCCGCTGGTTGAAGGGCGCCAGGGCCTGGGCCAGCTCGGCGAAGCGGTTGGAGCCCTGCACGCTGCTGGTGCCGCCCGTCTGGATCGTCTCGATGCCGGCGCCCCGAGGCAGCAGCGCCACGTTCTGCGGCACGCCACCGGCCTGCGGTGTCGCCGGGCGGATGAAGGTGTCGAGCGGCTGTGCCGCCGGGACGATCTGGTTCTGGCGAAGATCCTCGTTCATCGGTTCACCGCCAATGCGCCAGTCTTGCCGCTGTTCGTGTAGCTGGACAGGGCCCCGTAGGCGCTGAGCCCGGTCTGCACGCCGCCCAGCAGGGCTGATCCGATGTTGAGCGCACCGGCCCCGGAGCTGGTGCTGGCCCCGGTGAAGCTCGGGGCAGCAGGAGTGAGCAGCGCCGGCAGCGGCACGAACGGCGCGATCGGCTCCAGATACGGCTGCACCTCGTAGAAGCTCTGGCTGTTGTACCGGCTCAGGTACTCGGCGATGGCGCTCGTCTGCTGCCGGGTGTACTGCCGCTCCCTGAGCCGGTAGTTGATGTCCGCGATTGTGGCGTAGTCGCCGGCCTGGCGGGCGTAGTCGTTCACCAGCCGTTCGACACTGCCACCCTCTCGCCCGGTCGCTCGCACGGAAGCTTGCGCCTTGAGTGCCTGCATCGTGTACTGCTGTAGCGCCACGGCATCCTGCATGGACTGCTCGGCCATGGCATCAGCGATTGCGCCGCTCTTGTTGATGTAGTCCGCGCCGGCCGCCGCCCTGGTCTGCCCGACCACATCGGCCTGGTTGATCGCACGAACGAACTCGAGATTTTGGAGGCTCCGTGCATAGGCCAGGTTCTGGTTGTAGTTGACCGTCTCCTGCCAGTATTGGTACTGGGAGTTGGCGTCGGAGACGCGCTTGGAGAAGCTCGCCTGCCAGGTGCTGAATCGGGTGCTCGCATCCTGGAAGGCCCGTTGGTTCAGGTAGTCCTGCTGTGCGGCGGCGTTCTGGTTCAGCGCTCCGAAGATCCCCAGCCCGGTCTGCAGTCCGCCAAGGGCCAGGGAGCCGAGCAGCGGGGTGAAGACCACCATCAGTCAGTCCTCCAGAAGTACCGGAACAGCTGGGCGCTGGGGCCTCGGGGTTCGGCACGATCGGCAACGGTGAAGCCCAATGCCTGCAGCCAGCGAATCGAGCCAAGGTTCGCCGCGTGGACGTAGTTGTGCAAGAGCGTTCGGCCGTGCGCCTCCCGCTGCATTTCCGCCAGGGCGTCCACCCAGAGGATGCCGTCGCGGACAAGCTGCCGGCGGCGTGCTGGGGTGGCTGTCAGCTCGTCAGTGCCGAGCATCCAGATCACGTTGCCGTTGAGCCCGCAGACGCCAACCGCCTGATCCTCCTCATCCAGGATGCACTCGCAGACGTTGCTGCGGCGCCACCCGTCGAGCACCGCATCCCGCGAGGTGATCGCGTCCGATGCCATCACCTCCAGCCTGTCGCGGTGACGCATGTTGTCGATTACCCGCTCAAGCCGGGCGAGCGTGGGAGTGCCGAATCTCATGAGCTGATGTTCCGTGACCATGAAGTGGCAAGCCCCACCCATTCCGCCGTCGAGAATGAGCAGGGGCCTGGAGTGTCGTTCTGGATCTCCACCCAGCAGCGGTCAGACCGCGAAAGCAGAGGGACGTGGAACACCCCAGCCTTGGGTTGGTCGGGCGCCGTGTTGTCCATCCGGTAGACGGAGTCCGGGCGCTCCTCGGCCCGCACGATCACCTTGAAGAAGATGCTGTTGTTGAACCGCAGCTTCATGTGGCGCAGCTGCGTTCTGGTGGCGTTCAGCGTGACCTTCCCGCCCCCGATCTCTTTCATGTACTTCATGCGAGAGAACACGTAGCTCATTGTGTACTGCTCGCCGAACCAGATCGTCTTCCCTCTCCAGTCGCCAGAGGCGACAAGGGTGGTGGCGCCACCTGCGGCGAATCCCACCAGGACGCCTGCAATCTGGCCATCGGCAACAGCCGTCCATGCCTCAACCCGGCGCTGGGCGGGGTAGGGCAGTGTCCAGGTGGTTGTGTTCGCGCCAGCGTTGTAGGTGGGCGCCCCGACCCTGATTGTGCTCGGCGTGTTGGTGGTGTTGTCCACCCGGCGGTCCAGCAGGAACGGGCGGGTGGGGCTTTCGGGATCGGTCAGCCGGTCGGCGACCTGTATCTTCTCGATCCAGACGCTCCCATTGGGGTACTCTGCCACCAGAAACAGCTCCTCCTTGATGCAGAGGATCTGAAGGATCTTGCTGACAGCCTCCAGCTCCCAGTAGCTCCAGCTTGATTGCACCCGCTGGGGGCCACCGCCCTGATTGCGATAGAAGAACTTGTGGGTGTAGATCCTGTTCTCGTAGTCAGCCTGTCTGCTGATGGCAAACCACGCATTGCCGGTGTCGTTGGCAGCGATGCGGAAGATTTCGTTGGGGATGTAGGTGGAGCAGTAGTCGGTGAGCGATTGCGCGTCAGCCACCAGGGCCGTGCCGGCGCCCCGCAGCGTGAACTCTCGGAACACTGAATACTCGCCGCTTGGCTGGGCAAACACAAGGCCAGCGCCGGCCTGGATCGGACGTGCCGCAGGCGAGATTTCGTACTGGGTCAGGGTGGAAACTTGGGTCGAGGCGGGCGTCGGCGCGGCATCCGACGAGCCGAGCCTGAACTGCACCTCGTCGGAGAACAGGATCATCTCGTCCTGATAGGGCACCGCATAGCGCAACAGGCTCACCTTGGTGCTGCTGGCAACCAAGTCGATCGGGTCAGTGTCCAGCACCTCCAGCGCTGTCTCAGGGAAGAAGTTGAAATAGTCGCCAGCCCTGCTGAGAGTAACCACCTCGTCACTCAGGAAGCCGAGGCGGTTCTTGTAGAAGAAAATGTCGGAGATTGCCTTGTTGACGAACTGTGGATCGGGCGCAGTTTCGTAGTCGCCGGCCTCACGATAGAGCCAGTAGGGGAGCTGATAGCCGCTGTAAAGATTGCCGCTTGCTGGGCCGAAGTAGAACTGACCGCTGGGCAGCCGCAGCAGAAGGTGCGGCATCGTGTCTTCGTCAATCGCGTATTCAATGCCTGGCGCGCATGACTCCTCCCATGCGCCCTCTCCCATGGAGCTGTAATTGTTTGTGTATTCTACGCTCCCGACCTTTCTGCGGAACGTGGCATAGGATTCATCGTATTTATTGCTCGGATCTCCAGTGATTCGCACGATGTAATTCTGCCTGCACCATCGCGGCAGGTCAGTGAAGGATTGCACTTCCGGTCCGAACCATGTAAGGTCTGCGCCGGCTCGGCCGTCCTCGATCCAAATGCTCATAGGTTCATCACTGCCGAACCAGATCACATTGTTGCCAAGCCGCATGAGGATTGTGTCTGGCCCGGTGCTTGGGAGGAGTGGCCTCAGTGCGTTAAAAAGCTCCAGCGCAATCTCTGCCGCGCTGATTGTGTATTCCGTGGTAACGCCGCCCGACACGATTACTGGCGCGGTCGGGGTTTGGACTTCCGCGAACTCTCCATTAACTTCGACGTAGTAATAGGTCGCGTAGGTGGCCTGCCTGACAACGACGCAGAACTGGTAGGGGAGCTGCGCCGGCTGCGGCCATAGCTCCGCGTAGGTCAATACTTGCCGGCGCTTGTTGGTGATAAACGTCGTGTCCTCTACGGTCGTGGCGCTGATGTCGTCCGCTGCGGATACAACCGAACTGAAATAGCCGTAACCATTGGGCGCGTTGACGGTGTACTCCGCGCCATCCAGGTCAAACACACGGATGGATGTCTTGGAGATTGCGGCAATGTACTTCTCGGTCGCATCTCGCAAGATGCTGTGCATAAATACATCGCCCAGTGGCGTATTGCTGATCTTCGCCAGGGCCTTCGTGCCAGGCCGCTTCGTCAGTCCATCCGTGAGGGAGCTGACCGCGTTGACCTGAGTCGCGGCCTGGCTCGGATCCCGCTGCGAGTCTGGCTGCTGGCTGATCCCCTGGATCAGGTTCGGGATCAGCGAGGAGATCAGGTCAGCCACGGAACAGCCTGCCAGTAGTCCTGCGGCCCAGCAGTCCTCTTGCCGCAATGAACGTCGGGAACGGCTGCAGGCCCCTGGTGCCGGTCAAGGCGTTCGGCTTCAACTGCTCCGTCTCTGCCCGGATCAGCTCCAGCCAGGCGTTCTGCTCGTCGGTGAGCGTGTACTTGAAGATCTGATCGCTGCCCAGCACCCGATCGGAGAACACCCGCGCTGCGCGGATGGTCGCCCACCTGTTGAACACCTCCGGGCTTTCGTCCCAGGAGAGGAGCGTCACGATGTCGGCCCGGATGCTCGGCTCCTGGATCTGAAAGCTCCGCTCCTGGAGGTCGTAGATCCGCTGCCCCCTGAGCTGATACCTGCCGGCGTAGCAGTATGGATCGGGGGCGAACAGCACCACGGCGGCCGGGACGGACACCTCCAGCGTCCCCGCGTCCCTGGTGAACTCAACATCCGTTTCGCGGTTCCAGGTCCAGCCCCTGGTCTGCCCTTCCTTGTGGATCTCGGCGATTGTGCGCCGGGCCACCGCCACCTCGGAGTTCTCGTTCTCCTCCAGGGTCAGCACCGGAGCTTCGCCGATGTTCGCCAGCAGGGTATTGACCGCCTCCAGGAGGGTCGTCCTCCCCGGCTGCGTTGATTGCTCCAGCAGGCTCACGACTCTGCAGCAGTGGAGTGCTCATCCTATCGGCGCCCATGAAAAAGGGCTTCCGAAGAAGCCCGTGCGACAACCCATGCCGGCAGAACTTAGGGCACAAGGATCCGAGCTGCAGCCTCCGGCCGGAGCGACTTCATCCCGATGGCCATTTTCCCCGTCATGAGGGTTGCCTGGTACATCTTGAAGAAGTCACCGTTCGGGTCCGTCATTTCAAGCGTCGGACGCTTGAGGGTCAGGGCACCGATGGCGGACTTGTGGAACAGCAGACCCCGGCACTTGGTCAGGTCCTGCGCGTACTCGGCGTTCTTGTCGCCAGCCACGTTGACGTACGCGGCCTGGGTGACATGAACGCTCTCGATCACCCGGATGCCCTTCACTCGGAGGGAGGTCGGGCGCTGGGTGATCCCCCCGTTGGCATCGCCGCCGAAGTCGGCGTTGATGACCCGAGTGGACTCCATGAGGTAGTCGTACTCGTCAGGGGACACGGCGCAGACGAGATCCTTGATCGGAACTCGCTTCTTCACCATGGCAACCACGATGTCGCCGATCGCGGAAACCAGCTCGTCGCCTTTGGCGTTCTTGGTCGCGGCAGCGTAGCCAGCCGAGAGAGTCTTGGTCAGACCCACGCGGTCGGCGTTGATCGCCTTGGCGAGTTGAGGCGTGGCGCGAGCAGCGGCGGCGAAGATGATCCTCGCGGCCCGCCTGTCCCACTCCGTCGCAAGGGCTTCGCCTAGCTGGTGGGTGTATTCCTGGCGAACGTCGAAGTAGCTCATCGCCTCGTCAAGATCGTACACCTTGGTGGGTGCAACGATCAAGGAGTCGAGGTTGATCACCTCCTCGGCCATGTCCGAGGGTTCGTTCGTGGTCATCTCGGCGATGTTGACGCCGGGAGTGTGGTACTCCGCGACGGCACGGCCAGTCACCGGGAACGCAGCTGACTTGCCTTTCTTGATGTCCCGCGTCCGAACCAGGCTGCGGAAAACGCAGGTGGTATCGAAAGCGCCGATCAGCTCGTTGATGCCGAGCTTGAGAAACAGAGCGCGGTCGTCACCCGTGCCGGCAACCTGGCCGTAACGGTTGAGAACGATGGTGGCCATTTGGCCTAGGGGTTTGCGAGCCTCCTATCGCAGCCTGTTGTTGCGCCGGTTCTCCTCCTGGAAGGGCCGTTGCACCGCGAAGCGCATAGTTCAACTCATGCCCGGATTATTACAGGAAGACGTTGGACCGTGCCAGTGCCGCCTCTACCTGCTTCCGGTACTTCGGATCGACGTTGTAGCGAACTCGGCCATCAGGCAGCTTGGCGTTGAGCGCCAGCATCGCCTCCTCGTCGGACTCGAATACTTGCATCCCGTTCGACGGCTTGCCTCCGGTGATCAGCTTCGGCTCTGTGTCGCCAGTTGTCTTCACCGCTGCAGAGCGGGCCTTGATGGATCGGAGCGCCAGGCGGATCGCGGTCTTGTCGCCGCTGTCCACTACGGCGTTGTAGTCGGCCAGCTCCTCGGCTGCGAGGTTCGCAACGGCCCACTGGCTGATGCGGGAGAACTCCTGATCGCCGCCGACCACGGCTTTCAGCTCGGCCTCGTCCGCCGGGGTGAGCCGGGACTGGGGTGCTTGCTGCTGCGGGGTCACGGCCGCCAGATAGGTTTCGATCAGCGGCCTGGGCAGCCCGGTGGCGGACAGCTTCTCGACGTAGCCGCTCACGTCCTGGCCCGCCTGCACGGCTGCGGCCATTTCCCACGGGTTGATCTGCGCCGCCTCAAACCGATCGGTCAGCGCTTCCCCGTACTCCTCGATCGACCGCCCCCGCTCGTAGGCGGGAGCCGGCGCTGGCGGCTGCTGCTGGGCCTGTGCCCCCAGCTTGCGCTCCAGCTCCTGGTACGCCCTGACGATCTCGGCGGGGGACTTACCCCGAAACTTCTCGGGGATGTCGTCGGACTGGTCGCCCTGGTCGCCCTGCTCCTGCTGGGCCAGGAACTGATCGAGCGGGCTGTCGCCTTCATCCTCGGCTGGCGCCTCCCCGTTCGCCTCGGCAAGGAACTCCTCCAGGAGGGACTCCTGGCCGGGGGCGATCATGCTGGAAACATCAACCTGTTCGGTCTGCGTGGTCACTGTGGTTGCTCCTGTTCAGGTGGTTGAGGCTGGCCCATCTCCTGGGCCGTGGCGGCAGCGCTGGCCAGTTTCTGCGGGTCAGCCATCGCCGACTTGATCAGGTCCTGCTGCTGCTGCCGCTGCATGGCCGCCTCCTGCTCGGCGGCCAAATCCTCCTCGGTGCGGATCAGGCCCTGGACATCAATGCCCATGGCGCCCGCGAGCCGGCGCATCAGCTCCAGCGGCTGGAGCAGCGCCAGGAACCGCTCCGGGGTGAGAGCCTGCTGGCCGATCTGCATGAAGCGGGCGATCTTCTCAAGGTCGTTGCCCCGGCCCACCGCCGCCAGCCCGACACTCACCACCGGCTGAACCAAATCCTTCGGCAGCTCCGGCAGCTTGCCGGTGCGAGTCAGCAGGGCCAGCCGGCGGTTGATGTAGGGCAGCTGGAACTCAGTGGTGAGGATCGCGTAGATCGAGCCCAGGCTGTTCTCCAGCTGCTGGGCCTGCAGCCTCACCTCCTCCGCTGTGGTGCGCTCGCTGTCGCGCACGTCGGCCAACATGAACGCCTGCGCCAGGCGGGCCTCCACCTTGGCCAGCCGCTGCTCGGCCATGGCGGTGTCGCGGCTCTTGCCCGTCTCGATCGGGAAGATGTCACCTTCGTTGGACGCAAATCCGCCGCCGTTGGCGGTCTTCGCCCAGTCGTCCAGTCGGGCAGCACCGTTCGGGCGCACGCCGAACTTGCACTGCGCGTTGATCAGCGCCGACTCCGTGACCGCCTGGGTGAGCTGGTCCGCCACGTTCAGGTCAGCGATGCAAGCCGACTCCACGTAGCCGGGGCTGTAGCTGTGCCCGGCGATGTTATACATCCGCAGCGGGATCCAGGGGGATTCCTCGACTGGTGCGCTGCCGTCCTTCCCGTCGATCTTGACGCCCTTGATCTCCTGCCACCATGTCACCTTGTCGGCGTCCCAGTCCCACTCGATGCCGGTGTAGACATCGACCGTCTTCTCGTAGTCGCGCTGGTCCCGCTCGGGTTCCATCATCCCGAACACGGTGGAATCGGCCTCGGCGATCTGCTTCTTCACCTCCTCCTCCAGGGTCTCAATCGAAAGCCGCTCGCAGACACAGGCTTCAAGCGGGCGGCCGGTTGGCTCCCTCAGCAGCACGTAGCTATCCAGGTGGAAGCACTGCAGTCCCTCCTTGGGCAGGAAGAGCAGGACGTTCCCGACCACCAGAACCTGCAGCAGGGCCTCATGGACCTTCACCCGGTCGTTGGCCACCTCGATCTCGCGCAGGACCGCCCGCTCCAGCTTCGCCAGGGCCATGTCGAACTCGGTGCGCTCCTTGGCCAGCTCCTTCTCGACTGTCTCCGGGTCGCCGCCGAGGGCTATGCGCTCCTGCTGGCGCTTGGCCTGCTCCACCTCGTTGATGGTGAACCGGAAGCTGCTCTCGGTCGGCGGCAGCAGGGCCAGCAGCAGCCGGCTCGCCAGGTTGTGCACGCCCCTCGCGCCGATGCCGTTCCACGGCAGCTGGTATTCCGTCGCAGCGCTCCGGTTCTGCGATTCGTCAGGGGCCAGGTGCGGCACCGTCAGCGCGGCGGCCTCTTTCCCCCGAGAGATGTAAGGGGAGCGATCCGTCAGCAGGGCCAGGTATCGGGATTCGGCGCGGCCTTCCATTTCAGACTCCGATGTTGAGGCCGGTGCCTCCGGTTGACTCCGGTCCGGCCGGGGCAATCGTCAGGGTGCTGCGCTTGGGCTTGGTGGCTTCCACCGCCTCGGTCGCCACCGCCTGCATGTCGTTGCCACCAGATCGAACGGTGTAGGCGCTCTGCTTGATCGTCTGACCCGGCGCTGCGGCCAGCGCCGCCTGGGCCTGTGCGGCTGCCTCGCGCTCGGCCCTGGCCTGCTGCTCAGCGAGGAGTGCCTGTTGCCGGGCGATCTCCTGCTGCTGCTGCTGCTGCAGCTCGGCGTACTGGGCATCAGCGACGGCAGCCTGCTGGTGGATCGCGTCGAACTGCTTGATCTCGGCTGTGTAGGCCGTCTTGGCCGGCTCAATGAGCGCTGCGTTGTACGGGCTTGTGGCCCCTGCCGCAGTCATGAGGGCATCCCGCTCCCGCAGCTGCTCCTCGCTCATGGTGGAAACGTCGCCAGAGAGGCACATGGTCAGACTCCGATGTTGACGCCGCTGCCGGCGGTGGTGGGCGTGGTGGCTTGGTCTATCCGCAGCGTGCTGGTGGTGGGCTTCTTTACCGGCGTGTCGTTCCGGGGCACCTCTGTCGCCAGCGGCGATTTGCCGAGGGTGGCCGGATCCTTCCCTCCGACCTTGACGGTCTGCTGCGCGGCCAGCTCGGCCAGCTCGGCCTCTCGCTTCTTCGTCGCGGCGTTCACCGCCTCGATCTGCGCCTGGATCTGCGCCGCCATGGACTGCTGCATGGCCAGCGACTGCTTGCGGTACTCCTCAAGCTGGGCCTGCTGTGCGGCCAGCTCGGCCTTGCTGGGGCCGGTGTAAACGATGCGCGGAGCGCTGGGGCGGGATGTACACATGGCGTCAGGTGATGTTGAGGCCGCTGCCGGCTGCGATGGCGGTGTCACCCGTGCCGACATCAATCCGCAGCGCCTGCGATCCCTTTGGCTTCTCCTTGCCCGTGCGGTTCGCGCCGGTCGTGATCCCCTTCGCCATCTTCTCGGGCGGCGGGGTTCCGATCAGGTTCGCCAGCCGGGCAGCGTTAGCTGCCGTCTCGTTCGCGGCCAGGGCCTTTGCCTGTGCCAGCTCCTGGAGGATGCCCTGCTGCTGGGCCAGGGCGTTGTTGAGCAGGCCCTGCTGCTGCTGGAGGGCGCCGCTTGACTGATCTCGCATCGCCTGCATTTGCAGGTTCAGCATGGAGTCATACGCGCCGGTCTTCGGCATCGTGATCACGCCGCCCCCGCCGCCGCCAGAGCACATTTCAGCCTCCGAGCGGGTTCTGGTGATCCAGCTCTCGCCGGAGCAGCGCCACCACTTGGGCGGCACCGATGCGGCGGTCCAGCTCAGCGATGCGCTGGTCGGCTCGCAGCTCTGGGGCTACCGGCGGCAGCGTATTGGGAAACAGTCCCTCCAGCCACGTCACCAGATCTTCTGTCACCAGTGGGGCCATGAGCCGCTGCTTGTGCTGCACCGCTGCAGTCTACGGGGGCTGTGCTACTGCGGGAATCAGGTTGCTTGGCGATGAACGCCGGGCACTCCTTCGCATAGCCGGGGTCGCTGGATTCGGGGTAGCCGAGGGAGCACCACAAGCCGGGCTCACGGGAGCGGAACCATCCGGTCTTGTATTCGCGCTGCGCCAGGCTGCAATCCCAGCAGCGGCGCACGCGGATCGGTTCCTTCTGCCGTGGCAGCTCGGGCAGGACGTGCCGGTAGAGGCGGCCGGCCAGGACGGACTGAACCGAGGAGCGGGAGAGGCCGGTCTGTTTGGACAGCTGCACCTGTGAGACGGAACCCGGAGCAGTGAGGATCAGCCGAACACGATCTTCAATTTCCATTTCCATGTTCGGCGTCGGTGGTGGAAAGGTCAGTCATCGGGAAGTGCATCCAGTGCGCGGCGGATGATCTCTATCGAGTCACTTGTCAGCGTGATACATGGCACGGGATAATCCGCGCCTTCTGCATTTGCGAGAGCGCTCAGCGCCCGCTCTTTCAGACTCGGCGGCTTGGGCGGCTCTGGCAGTGACTCCAGTGCAATCACGCCTGCAACCATCGCCTCTCGCACATTGGTCAACAGCGCCAGGCTGGGGTCGTCCAGCAGGCTAGTGAGCATCTTCAACGCCTTGTCCCTGCGCTCTCTGGGCGTCAGTTCATTGGGTGGCTTTGGGCGCATAGCGGCTTCAAGCTCGGATGCCCACCAATCGCCACCAGCTTCCATGGTTTCTTTTAGCCACTCCACGCATCGTCGAAGCTGCTCGTCAGCACCTTGGGCGGCGGCGCGTGCTCTGGTGGCCAATTCTGGAGCGATCAGCCAGTCAGAATGATTGCAGAATCGCGCCAACTCCCGCAGCAATGCCGCGAGGTCGGCTTGCTGTTCTAGCGACAGGAAGATCCCACCATCGTCAGTGGTGCCAGCAAATGCCCTTTGCTCGGGTGTTACTTGGTCAGCCATGATTCATCCTCCTGTTGATAATTGATTCCACACCCGATCGCATGTAGCCAAACGATTGAGTGTCAGTGATCGGCCCGACAGCACCGCAAACGTGGCACTGTCCTTCCCACCACAAGGCGTCACTGTCTCGGATCTGCCCGTGGTCCTGGCCGCAGATCGCGCAGCACACCTCGGCGTTGACCAGCGTGCGGAGCATGTCGTGGTCGTTCATTCGTCGTCCTCCGATGGCAGCCGATCGAGCAGATCGTCAATGCAATGGCCGGTGATGTTTTCGGCGCCCAGCGTGTACCGCTGAGCCTCCCTGAGCGCCATACGAAGCCGCTCAATCACGGGCCACGGATCGCGCAGTTCGGTCAGCCAATCGCCAAACGGTGCAGGGTGGTAATTCATGTCGGAGGCTCCCAGAGGATCGGTTCACCGTTGAACATGTCGTACTCGCCTGGCCTGAGGATGCGAGCACATCGCGCCATCTGCAGCGCATAGGCAGGGGTGCAGCCAGCCTTCACGTAGGCCACCAGCACTTGCCTCCACATTTCCGCCTCGTTTCTGCAGCCGGCCAGGGCCTTCATCGCTGTGACCGGGCCAAACTTCGGACAGCCGGGGTAGCCGTCCGTCGCGTCACCCGTCAGCGCCTGGATGTAGAACACCCGATCCGCTGCCTCTCGGGTCTGCTCGGTGATCTCCTCCCCGCGAAGGTGAAGGCCGGGCACCGTCAGCATGTCCTTGTCGGCGCTGGCAATGATGTTCCCCTCCCCGGCCATCACGCCGAGAACGTCGTCACCCTCCAGCAGCGGCAGTGTGGCGGTCTGCCAGCCGTAGCCGTCCGCCCGCTGCTTCACCGTCTCGATCAGGTGGCCATAGCCGGCCGGCTTCTTGAGGCGTTTCCGGTTCGACTTGTAGCCAGGGAAGATCCCGTAGCGGAAGCTGGCCGCGTCACCCCAGCAGAGCACCGGCTGGTGGCCGGGGGCCTTGCTGCGGATGTCGGCGACAGTTTCCAGCAGCGTCACCAGGGCCTGCTGGTGGCTGCAGGAATAGGTCCACTGATCCGGCTGCCACTCGATCTCAAACTCAGCACCGCTGGCAGCTCGGTACAGGTACAGCTCGGCGTCGATAAGGAGGAGCCTCACAGCGCCACCTCCCCGAGCACTTCCACTTCCTGCGCCAGGGGCCAACGGTTACGGGCGAACAACATCGCCTGCCCCTTGCTGGAAGCCCGGATGCTGAGCCTCATCAGCGGCTGCGCCGGGAGCTTGAACTGCACCCTCCACAACCGGGCATCAGGCCGCGTCGTGTAACTCTTGCCCTCCCCAAGGATTGGGTGTGGTCCTTCTGGAATCTCCAGGTTTTGCAGCCTGAACTCTCTCTTGTGCTCTCTCATAGCGGGTCCGGTAGGCGGATAGGTCTCGGAAGGTGATGTCCTGGAACTGCGGGTGTGCGTCCAGGAACTCCCGTGTCGGGAGCGTTGGGCGGGGTCCGCCCTGGAACTGCGCGATCGACCACAGCCCCTCAAGCAATCCGTGCTCAAGGATCCGGCGAACTTCCTCGCGGTGAAATGCTGGCTTCATGGACGCGACCGGCGAACGGCCGCTTCCGCCTGGGCCAGCTCAGCAGCACTGAGCAGGGGCAGCACCGCACGCCGCACGGCCGGCGGTGGCTTCGGTGGCGGCGGCGGCGGCGCCTCCACGTCTTCCCCGGCCAGGAAACGCTGGAACTGTTCCTCGGTCAGCGGCTGCACCTCGGCCGCTGGCGGCAGGGCAGGCGGTGCGCTGCCGGCCACCACCCGGTAGGCGGCGGGATCGGCTCCTGGGGGCAGGGGCAGCACCGACACCGACCGGCTGGGCAGGGCCTGCAGTTGCGCGATCGTCGGCTGGACGAACGGCGGCAGATCCTCGCGGAAGCCCCAGCTGCGGTTCGCCAGGCCGGCCTCCGTCCGGTAGAGCGGGGCCACCAGCTGCCCCCATGACGGGAACTCCTGGAACCCCTGGCGGCGCCCCTGCAGGTACTGCTCAGCCGACCAGAGGAACTGGCTGGCGTCCACCTCGGGGAACTGGGCCTGGAAGCTGGCCCACCTCAACTCGCAGACCGCCTGGCTCCAGCGGTCCTCGCTCTTGATCCTGAGCTGCGCTGCGACCATTTCGCAGACAGCCAGGAACGTCTCGATCGTCAGTGCCTGGCGTTCCATGACTGGATGGCGGATTGCATGGCGGGACTGGACGGGGTGAAGCCGGCGGCCGGCGCAGCAGCGCCCGATCGCTCATGGCTCGCGGCGTAGCTGGCCTTTATGGCCATCCACCCGCGCTCCAGGGCCTCGTCCACCAGTGCGGCGGCGGCCTGCTCGTTGCGCTGGCACAGCTCGGCAACGCGGGCGATGTTGGCGATCAGCGCCCGGCGGGTCCAGGTAGCAGCACCACGGTGGCGGTTCCAACGGGCCACCTCCCACCACTCCGCGATGGCCTCGCACATCCCGTCAGGAAGGCATGGGGCCTGCTCCTTCACCATGGCGGCGGTGACGCCACGGAACCGCTCGGATGCGGCACGGGACGGGGCGCGCTTCGGAACCGGGGGGAGCTCTACGTAGCCCTTGCCTCGGCCCTGGTTTTCGACCACCACTTCGCGGGAAGTGAACGGCCGGCCGCAGGACCGACACTCGCGCCAGCGCAGGGTCGCGTCAGGGCCGTTCTCGGCCCGATGGATCAGCGATTTCTCGTAGCCGCAGTGGGGGCACTTCATCAGTCCTCCTTGATGTCTTGGAGCGTGGTCAGTCGGGCATTGGCGGCCAGCTCGGGTGGCAAGGTGAGCACTGCCAGCCGCGCCCACTCGCGGGGAGTCATGGCCACGCGCCACGCCCCGCCCTTGAGCCTGAGGAAGGTGGAGGAATAGAACGCTCCAGCGTTCACCGCCTGGCGCTGTGCGCCGAGAGGCTTCATGCGGAGCGCTGCCAGCACGTCCTTCCAGTCAGCCACCTGGATTACGTGGCCGGGGATCCCATGGATGTCGCCCACGTCCTCCTTCCGGCCGGCGCCCAGTAGCCGCTGAGCCGGCAGACCCAACAGGTGTTGGAGGATCTCGGCGCACTCGCGCTCGGCCCGGTCTCCCTTGAGCTTCTGAGGATTGGCCATCAGAACGGGATCTCATCGCTCTCGGCTGACACCTCAGCGTTGCGCTGGCGGATCTGCTCCAGGATCGACATGGGTTTGCCGGGTTCCTCCTTGGGGAACTCAGTGCCAGGCCCCTCGGCCACGTAGCCGCCTTCCACGTCACCAAAAGCGCTGGCGGGATCGACCCGCTCAAACGGAACGAGGTCCACCACCTGGACCGACTCCAGGCTGAGGCTCACGCCGCAGGCTTTGCCCTTGCTCTGCCAGCCCCAGGTCGTGTAGCCGACACGGACCTTGGAGCCGTTGCCGATCTCGATGTCAGCGGGCCATGCGTTGCGCTTGGAGTCAACGACCACCGGGGCTGGCAGCTCGTTCCCCTTGGCTGAAATCTCGTTGCGCTTGAAGCGGAAGCGCAGGAGCCCGGTCAAGGTTCCGTCCTGGCGGCGGTGCTCGGAGTAGGGCCAGCCACGATCGGCCACCGGGGCCTTGCCGTGCTCCGATGCGTAGAACCCCTCGATCTTGCCGATGAATTCCAGCGTGGCCATGTCGTTGGGGTCCAGGACGAGGTCGATGCTGTACTCGCGTGCGGTCTTGTCGAAGTTGTCGGCGGGCTTCAAGACCTTGGCCCATTCTGCGACTCCGATCGGAGTCACCAGCAGTTCGCGGGGCATGGTTGCTCTGCAGTGGTGGAGAACTCGCTGACCGTAAATGGGTCAGCCTGATCTGTCAACACTCCTAGGAGAAAAGGTAAGTGTTCTCGCCTATCCGTCCTTCCCATAGCCCGCCAGGCTGCGGTAGTCGTGGCAGCTTCTTCCCCCCAGAAGCCTTGGCAGCACTGTGCAACTCAGCCAGCCAATCCTTCTCGTACGTCCGACCGAACGACTGGCACAGCTCGCGGTGTAGCCACGTCGCATGACTCGGAAGTGTTGCGAAACAGTCATGGACTGTCAGCAGCGGTACGCCGTGCTCTGCCGCTCTGCAGGCGATCACGTGGCAGAAGGCCGCATCGAAAGAGTGAACGATGTTGGCCGCTGCTGCCGTGTTGGTCTGGCGTGCCGACAGCTCCCCGTCTGGTGGCCGCTTCTCGAAGTTCACGTAGCACGGCTTGCCATGCAGCACCGTCCGCACCCTGATCGTCACGGGCGTCAGCTCGGCAAGTTCCACCGGGAACCCGCTGGGCCCAATCCACCGCAGCGGGCGCTGCTGCGCGATCACCGCAGCGCAGAGCTTCCTCGACCAGTCAGTGAAGACTCCCAGGCTGGGCAGCTTCTCTGCCACCAGTGCCCGGAGGATCCGCGCCAGGTAGGCGCAGGGCAGCATCACGCGCCAGTTCCACTGCTCACCCGGCACCCAGCCCAGGCGCTTCTCCAGTTGGGAGCAGAGGCCGCTCACTGCCCCCATGTGCTTGCCCCCGTAGGGCACGGCCAGCACGGCACCCTTCACCAGGGAGCGGTCGATCCCCTGCCCCAGCCAGAACGCCGCCATCTTGCGCTTGTGCTCGTCTCCGGTGTGCAAGTCCCGCTCGCACGCGGCGATGGCGTGCTGGGCGATGAACCCGTAGAGGTCCGATCGGCTGCCTCCCACTAGATTGCACAGCTCGGCCAGCTCCAGATCCCGGAGCAGCGCCGCGATGATTCCACTGCCGCTGGTGGTCTGATCGAACCGGATCGGCACCGTCACCGGGGCCGATGGATCCCGAAGCCAGCCGGTGATGGCCTGCGCCATCTGCAGGAATTGCCATGGCTGCTTGGCTTCTCGCCACTCGTTGGCCAGCTCCAGCGGGCGCTCACTGATGGCAGCGAACATGTCTATCCGGTCCTTCCCCCACCGCAGCCGCTCCCCCCAGTCGGTGGCCTCCCCCCAGTGCCCGGCAGCGGCCCGCAGCATCCACTCAAACCCGTCCACGTCGGCCACTGCGCCCTGCCCGAACCGCAGTGCCGCCTTCTCGTGGTCTGGGCCTTGGTGGGTGCTGCGCCGGTTGGCGGTGTAGACCCTGCCCCTGAAATCCATGACGTGGGCCTGCCAAACGGTCCGCCCGGCCAGCTCCTGCGATGCCCGCAGGGACTGCTCGATGCTCAGCCGCTTGGCGCCGTTGCGCTCCAGGTCGCCGTGGTGCTGCGCGACTTCCCGCCGGTAGCGCTTGAACTCCTCCTCGCTGGCATCGGAGTACGGCATCCGGGGCGGCAGCGGCGGCGGCTCCCGCAGGCACGGGAACAGGCCCGGCATGTTCCCCTCCCATGCCTGGACCTGGACCTGGAGCATGTCCGCGTCCACCTCCAGCCGCTGGGCCTGCAGGTGGTTCACCGCCTGGAGCGGGGCGGTCAGATCGTGGGCACCGATCCAGCCCAGCTCTTGATCGAGGAGGGTCTGGTCGGTGGCCACCTCCGGCGGCACCAGGATCAGCGGTGCCTCGGCGTCAAGATGGCCGCCGCCAACCAGGCCGGGCCACGGCTTCGGTGGCACCACCATCAGTGAGCGCTGCGGGCCAACAGGTGGCGGGCCTGCCTGCTTGATGGCCCGCATCGCCTCGGCGGTGGGCAGCACCGTGCGGCCCTTCCCCTTCAACTCCAGCCGCACCAACCCGGAGTGCTCGGCGATTTTCGCCAGCACCAAGGCGCCGATCTCATGCCGGCGTTCCGTCTCCCAGCGCTCGACGGTGCAGCGCATCGCCCGCTGCCCCCGCTTCCCGATCAGCCAATGGCGGGAGTGCCGGCGGCGCAGCTCCCGGAACAGCAGCGGGTCGCGCTCCTCCAGGCGCCGGGCCATCCGCTCCATGTCCAGTTCCCGGCCGATCTCGGCGGCCAGGCTGGCGAAAGCCCGAGGCCGGCCGATCCCATCCACCACGATCGCCGTGGCGATCATCACCACCTCGGCGATGCTGCCGAACTCGACAAGCTGGAGCAGGGCGCCATGGTGCGGGCCTGCTGTTGGGTTGGCCAGTTGCTCCCCGGCGAACTGCACCAGGCCCTTCACCACGCCATCGCCCGTGACCCGGAGCAGCCGGCGGCCATAGCCGAGCAGTGAATCAGCGCCGGCTGCTTTCAGTCGGGCTTCGTTGTTTCGCCGGGCGTCGATCGCCCGCCTCCTCTCGCGCTCCTCGCGGTGCTGCTGCTCCCTGATCTCGTCGGTGGACGGTTGCTGGGTGGCGGTCATTGGCGCCGGATCCGGTGCTGACTGCACCGATTCCACTCCACCCTTGCAACCTTCCGCTGATCAGTGAGAACGCCGATCCCGTGTACCGTGGTGCAGGTGTGCAGACATCGGGAACGGCTTTTAAGTCCGCTGCGTCTCCCGTTCCGCCATGCCCCCGGCGTGTCACCGCAACCGATCTCAGCGATGGGCAGCGGTGCGGCTGGTGCGGTGGTGCCGCGCCGAACCGGCACCAGCCTCGCACCATTCAGGAACGGGTGGATGCATCCACACTCAGAGCCTTGCCCACACCATGGAACGCATCCCTGACCATGAGAAGCACCAGCGCGGCCTTCGCTTCCCGCAGGCTCAAGTACTGAATCGGCACGGTGCAGAACACAAGCTGGCAGCCCTCACCCCGCATCTTGCGGTATGCCTCCTCTGCTGATTACAGCAGGCTTTCAGGCACCTTTAGCCCGTTCTCCCTGCGCCATGCCAACTCTTGCTCGGCTTCGCTTGCCCGTTGGTCTTCCATCAGCCCTCCAGTGCTTGAACGCAGGCGCTTAAAGCATCAGTCTGCAGGTGGAGATACCGCTGCACTGCAGCCAGGCTCGACCATCCCCCGAACGCCATCAACTGGGTCAGGCTCACACCCTTGCTGGCCAGCTTCGACGCGCACGTGTGGCGGCATGTGTGGATCGTCAGCCCCTCCTCGTCGGCAAGGCCCAGCGCGGCCTTCCCCTGCGCGAACAGGTGGCGGAATTGGGCGTAGCTGTAGGGCCAGACACGGTGGGCCTTCACCGCCGGGAGGTGCGGGGCCAGGGCGTCGATCGCCCGGCGCGGCAGCGGCACGGTCCGGGGCCGGCCGGCCTTGGTCTGCCAGAACGTGACCCGCTGCCGGTCCGTGTCCACGTCCTGCCCTCGCAGGCGCTCGGCTTCCCCCCACCGGCAGCAGCTCGACAACAGGAACACCAACAGGTCGGCGGCGGCGGGTTCCCCGATCTCCTGGAAGAACCGGCAGAAGCTGGCCGCTTCCTCGTCGCTGATCGTGCGCTGCCGGTGGCCGGTGGCCCGCAGTTGGGGCGGCAGCGGCGGGGCGGCCAGCATGTGGCCATGGAGGATCGCGTCGGATTGCATCGCCCGGATGGCTGACACCTTCCGGTTGATGGTGCTCGGCGCGTTCCCCTCCCGAAGCAGCTTCTGCCGCCATGCCTCAACGGCCGGCGCGGTGATCTCCTGCAGCGGAGTGGCCGGGCCGAAGTGCTCGACCGCCTGGCGGCTGTAGATGCCAGCGGTCCGCTCGTAGCTGGTGCCAGCCCAGCGGATCTGCAAACTGAGCCGGCGGGCCTCGGCGATGGTGAACTTCCCGGACGCGGCGGTTCCCCTGCTGCTGGCGTTCACCAGCTCCTCAAGCAGCTCGCGCTTCCGGGCCAGCGCCTCGGCCTTGGTGCGTGCTCTCGCGGTGCGGCGCTGCCCCTGGTGGGACACGTCCGCTCGCCAGCCTCCCTCTCGGAGTTGGCGGACTGATCCTTTCGACATGGCGGGTTCTTGGTGGTGGTGGTTCAGATGGCCTCGATCTGGCGGAGCAGTGCCCGGCCTTTGCTGGTGAGGCGCACCCGGTAGCGGCGGCCCTCCTGCGGGTCGATGAACGGCTCCACCAGACCCAGACCTGGAAGCCCCGACCTGTGAACACGGGCCAGGGCGTTGATGGTGCGGCTGACGCTGCTGTTGGTGATACTCAGCGCTTCCTCGATCTCCCGGTAGGTGCAGCTCCTGGACGCAGCAACCAGTAGAAAGACCTGTACGAAATGAATCGGAAAATGGGTCGGGTCAAAGACTGCAAACAGATCCAGAGCCCGTGAGAGCTTGCGTAGATCCATGGCCCCATGTGGACGTGACTCCTAGGAGTCTTGCACCGATGCAGGCGGATCCCCCCGTCCTCGACGAACAGTGAGAGTTCCCGCCAGTGCGGACCTACGGGCAGGCTGATGGAAGCGATGAGTGCGATCATGCGGGGTTCTGCAGCGGTTGATCTGACAGGCCGAGGGTTTCCCTTCCTGCAGGGGTGATGGATAGCCTGCTTCCCCTTCTGTGAGGGTGTGGGCTGGCCTGAATCAGCGGCTCAAGCGGTGAATAGATCCACCTGCCTTCACGCCATCGGGCCTGCCCTTGGAGCACCCGTACGAAGCGGTGGACGCTGGCGCGGTCCAGGGGCTTCCCGTCGTGGTCGGCCATGGCCTGCCCGAGGTCTGCTGCGTGGTCGATCCCCGAGGCGATGAACGCCAGGGCCTCGATGGCACCGACCGGGAGCCGGTTCCCTGCGAGGCGGAACGCCTTAAGCGTCAGGGCCAGCTCCCTTGGGTCGATCATCGCCGCGTCCTCCTGATCCCGTTCAGTGCGGTACGGGCCTGGGCCAGCTCCAGCACCTGAGCGATGCGCTGGGACCGCAGATAGTGCTGCTCCAGCTCCTCTGGCCCGCTGAGCCGATGCCGGCGCGGGCGTTTCCCCTTGGTGAGGCAGCGGCCGATCCACCACAGCAGCAGGGCCAGCAGCAGCCAGGGCGAGGCCACGGCAACGGCGAACCCTGCAGCCATGGCAGCGAGGCCCAGCCCGCCCAGCAGCAGGGCGGACAGGGCGGCTCCGATGAGTGCTCTCATCCCTCCTCCCCGGCGAACAGCGGGCCGAGTTGGGCACCATCCCCGAAGGAGATCCAGCCCTGGTCAGCGATCGGGTCCGGTGCTGCCCTGCGGATCTCGCGGGCGATGGCTTCCCGGCTGCTGGCCTGTGCCAGCACCGACCCAGAGGGCCGGTAGGCGGTGAACAGCGGGCCGCCGAGCAGGTCGGTGTGAAGCTCGATCCGATGGCCCCGGTAGGTGGTGGGTTTCATGGGTGCAGAGGTGTGGCGGGTGGCTGGTGTGACTGCCGGGCATGGGCCGGCTCGATCGGTTGTTCCATTGGACTGCAGCCCTGCAGCGCTGCGAACAGCAGCAGCAGGGCCAGGGCGGCCTGTGGTGATGGCATGGCGATCAGTGGTGAACGACTGGGGCAGGGTGCGAGCCCTGCAGAGTCACCGACAGCGGCGAACCGCTGCAGGTGACAGTGCAGGGGTCAGGCGGCCGGCTCCTCCTCGATCGGTGCTTCCGGGGCGATCAGATCAGCAGCCTTTCGTGCGGCGCTCAGCACCTGGAACAGGGCTTTCGGCTCCTCCTTGAGGATGTCAGCCCACTCCCTCAGATAGGCCGCGTGGCCTTCCAGAGCTGGTGGCCGGGGCCCGGTGGTGGTGTGGTCAGGCGTAAGTGGTGGTCATGGATCAGGCCTCCACCAGCTGACGAGCGGCACCAATGGCGCGCTGCTCCATCCGGTGGGCTGTGGCATGGCTGACGGCAAGCGCTGCGGCCGCTTCCCGCACCGTGAGGCCCTGCAGGTAGCGCAGCCGCAGGACGGCAGCTTCGCCAGCTGGCAGCCGATCGAGCAGCTCGGACAGCTGGTGGACCCGGCCCTCCTGCTGCTCTGCTGGTGCTGCCAGCTGCTCCAGGTACGGGCGTCCTGTGCCAGGACTCACCGCGTCAAGCGATGAATGTCCCAGCGGTTCCCGGCCTGTCTCATGCGCTCGGCGGCTCACCCGCACCAGGCGGACGCGATCGCGCAGGTAGTGCGCTAGGTGGCCCTTGATGCAAGCCCTGAGGAAAGCGGCAGCCGTGCTCGGCTCGGTGACTCGATCGGCAGCGCTCACCAGCGCTAGCCGGGCCTCCTGCCGAATGTCCTCATGGTCAACCAGACCGCGATAACGGCGGCTGAACTCGGCCGCGATGGCGTCAGCGACGCTGAGGTGCTGCTGGGTGATCTGATCCCGGCGCAGCCGGGCACTGGTCGTAATGGTTCTGGTCATGGCGGGTTGTGGTGGTGGTGGACAGAGGGCCAGCGCACGCCGACCACTGGTGGACGTGGTGCGCGATCAGGCCAGCACTGCCAGCAGGTCGGCACGCCGGCCGCTCCGGGCCAGCGCTTTGT